GCCGGTATCAGGTTTGATTTGTACGTCTGGTGTTGATCCGTCGGCAGGAGGGGTAGTCCCTGAGTCTGCAGTGGGGTCCATAGTCATTCTCCATTTGCTAAATTGATAATTGTTTGCGCCATCATCCTCATGCCTTCGTTATAGGCAGAGGTCTGGGGATCTCCCGGAACGTGGCACTGGCGCTCCGCGAAATATCTGAGGTCGTCCAGCACCACCTCGGTTTCTTTACCGCCGAGGCGGAACAAAAGCTCATACGAGCGGTTCACATGGGCAGCAACTTCCTGCCCCGGCATTTTCCTGTCTTCGCCCCTGACATCACTCATTGAAGGGTCGCCGCTTCAGCATTAGACTTGTTGGCTGAAGCACCATCTTTCATGGCGCCGGCCAGTTGCTGTCCCATCTGAGCCATCTGAGCCATCTGCTCCTGCTTGGCACGCTGCTCTCGCATTACCGCGATAGTCTCGTCAGAGTTAATCTGCTCTGCCGGTACGCCCATTTTCAGAGCCATACTGATAACCGTCTTGTCCCAGTCGATGGTATCAAGCACCTCGGGTTTAATTGGGGCGATATTGTTCAATCCCATGATCATCCGCTCGGTGGCCTGCACCTCAGTCATTTGCTGGGCACGGGCGAGGGGGCCGATGTAATTGATCTCGTACTCGATCTCGGTATCCGCCAGCATCGGTGGTTTTTCCGGCAACAGCCCCAACCTGGCCAGTGCGTAGAACGACCGGTGGATATTCGGATCGAGGTAGTCAGCCTGAAAGCGGGTCATCGCCGGCCCCATCATTGACTGCATCCTCTCGTACCGAATCTGAACCTCTGCCGCCGTCATCCGGTCATTCTGAGGTAGCTCCAGCTGGTCTGTCATAAAGGCTTCACGGATGGTGCGGATCAGGTGCTCGCGTTGTAACTCAGAGATGTCGAAACGCAGGTTGCTGACAATCGGGAAGATGTCGTCTTTTGAACGTAACACAGACACCCCGCCGGCGCTCAGGTCGAGATCACCGAACACGCCCCGTTGGGTGGTGCCCATGGGTGGATCGATGGCCTTCGCAGCGGCCTGCAGGCTCATATCCACCACCGAGTTCAGGGTGCGGATATCCGGTAACACATTCAATGCCGGGCTGAACCCGTACTTGGATCCGGCTGTCCGACCCCAACGCACCACGTATCCTGGCATCTCGTAGTAACCACGCGGCTCAAGGGTCAGGTCAACCGCACCGTTCTCCAGGATGAAGAACTCGCGGTATGGACGCTTTTCAATTGCTAACGGACCTTCGAGCGGGAGATCGTCGATGGTGTACTCTTCAGTATTGAACAGGATCGCCTGTATTACACGATACCGTTCAGGGGTGACGTTGGGGTCTTTCGCCTGTTCCTCAAACGTGTCGGGCAAGGAATCTTTAAATTTCGTCACCAACTGAGTCATGGTGAGCCAGCGCGGGATCAGGATGTTGATGGGCTTGCCGTTGAAGTCCTCTTCAAAGTAAACCTCACGGGCGTTCGCGGTGCGGTACTTGAACCGCCCGGTGCTGTCGATCTCATGAAACATGATCGAGGTGCCGAACGTCACCACATCCAGATACATCTCGGTGGCTTCCAGGTTGAAGTTGGATGCCTGGATGGAATAAAATATTTTCTCTTCACAAGCCTGCAACCAGGCGACAGCTTCCTGGTTTTCGTTGAGTTTCTCGTCACGAAAGCGCAAACCGAACCATTTTGTTGCCGGACTGGTCAGACCCGAATGTATCGCTGCCGCCAGGGACTGTGCCGAGGTGACCGCCGTCGAATCGAATTTTTCAGGGTAATCCCGTCGTTGAGACTCCTCCGATGTACCTGCATACCCCTGGGAAATATTTGCCTTGCCGGGCACCACGTAGCGTCCGATGTCCTCCCATTGATCATCAAGGGAGCTGCGCTCGGAACGCAGTTGTTGAAACCGTTTAATTATACTTTCTGGAGTCATTGTGGTCACCGTTGTAAGCACGTTTATAAGCCGGTTTGCGTGACGATACAGCGTGCCCCGGTGCAAAACCGGTGTCAAATGAAGCATAGACTACCGCATCGCCGCTGTCAGGGGAACGCCCAAGGCGCTTCTTCAGGTCTTTCTTACCCTCAATCTGGATAACATTACCCTCGTTAATCTGATATCTGGGCGCACACAGGTCGGCCAGTAGCTGTCCATCCGGCGGCAGGCATATCCTGTTGCCGCTCTTCGGGTCGAGCGATTCGCGGAATTTCCACCACAGCTCGGCACGTTTATTCTTGAAGGTAAAATGCCCGGAGAGATCCATGCCGTACCCCTTCTCGTTGCCGGTTACCGGCTCAATCTCTACCCCCTGCGATTCCAGCCAGTCCACCACAGAGGTGCCTACACCAATGGCGTCAACAGCTATCGGTGCGTAGTGGGATCTCAGTTTCAATACCTCGGCACCCAGGTCGGGACCATTGCTGACCTGCCGCCCCGGAATACGCTCAAGCTTGTCATAAAAAGTCTTGTCGTACACCAGGCTGATCACAGAATCATCGTCGCCACCCCGGCTAACGTCCACACCGATGGATGTCATGTTGGGGGAATAATTACCCGCGTACGGTTCCATACTGTGCAAAATCTGGGCGGCGGGATGCTTGTCCCATCTGTCCTGCGCCTGACGCACCCAGTCGGACGGGATGGTCTGCCAGATGTCATCCTCCTGGCCGGAGGTGAAATCGCCGTACAGCATCTGTGAGCGCAGCGGTTCAGGCAGCGCCTGCAGAGTGGCCATGTAGCCGGTGCCCATCAGGTACGGGTTGTCAGTCACCCGGGAGGGGATAAAGGTACGAGACTGCGGGGTGAGGATGATGTTGAGCGGATTGGCCGCCTCTTCCGGCGTCGCTGGCCTGGGCATGCCATCCACCACGTGTAGCTCACTACCGTCCGGCACCGGGTGGTCTTTGCCGTCAAGCGAGTAATACCAGCGCAGCTCCCCTGGTTTAGCAGGATCCGGATGGTGAGGATTAAGCCACGGACCCCAGTAGGTCCGCACCCAGTCACCGTCCGAGTTGGTCGGTGGGTTGCCGGCACAGATTACACGACACCTTTGGTTCGACTTGACGGTACGTAACCAGCCCATCAGGAAGCGAAATTGAGCCTCCAGGAAATTAGATATCTCATCGAACCCGATCAAGTCATGAGGCCGACCCTGATACCTCGTCTCGTCACCAGGGTTAGGCACAGAGCCAAACTCGACCTGTCGCTCAGGTAGCCGCCAGATCTTGTCCTGCCCATTAAACCCGTCACGCCCGCCCAGTAGCTCGGTCATCCTGTCGATGATGCCGGTCAGCTGGGTCGCCTCACGCCGGAAGATAATACTCTTGTGATGATCGATCAGCGCGGTGCCGATCAGCATGTCCGTCTTACCGCCGCCCGCTGCCCCGCCGTAGAACATGATATCCGCCGTAGACTGCAGCGCCATCTCCTGTGGACCCGGCAACGGATTCCACACCGGTTGTTCCTTAATGAAAAATTCCGACAACTCAACCCGCTGCTCTTCTGTCAGGGTCTTGATAAATTCCGCCCGCCGATCTTCCGGCATCCCGACCAGTTGTTCATGAAACCAATCCATCAGTTGAGGAAGTCCGGCACCTGGTTGTACACCACACTGGCGTCCCGCTCTTCCACCGCCTGCAGGTAGATACGCAGGCGATTAGACAGATCGACCGACTCCAGCAGCCGCTCACCTCGTTGTTCCTCATCCTCCCTGATCTCGACCTGTTTGAGGTCGGGCAGCACCTTCTTCAGTAGCCTGTCTGACAGGGTGGCCGCCGCATTGATCGATGCCACCCTGTCCTTGGTCAGGGGGATCATCAAGTCCGGATCGTCGTTGTCCGGCTCAGTACCCCGGTACAGGGTGTCGATGGCGGTGTGAATATTTTGTAGCAGATCCCGTGACTTAATTTCGAGACGCAGGTGTTCACGATGCTCAACCCGCCGCTCAGCTCGCCCGATGGCGCTCTTACGCAGGGTCGCCACCTCGTCGTCATTCAGCTCACCCGTCAGCCGGGTGGTGCTGCGAATCTCTCGGTCTGTCAACTGTCTCATGTTGTTAGCATAGCATCCTTATCCGGAAACGCCGTATGTTTAACAGGCGGCATCAGCCAGTAGCGCCCCTGCTTCCCGTCACGGTATGTCTTCCTTGGTCCCAGCTGTTTGGTCAACTTCACCAGCGGATCGTGGAACGGGTTGTAACCCACCCCCCTGAACGGTATCTCACACCGGCTCGCTATCTCACTCGCAGACATCAGATGCGTGTGCGGCTCATCCCACTCAAACTTATCACGCAGTACCACCTCAACCGAGGACTGCTCCCGGTGCAGCTCATTAACTTTTTCCAATTCCACTAACTCCTTCTCGTTCAGCAGATACGAGCACCCGTCATCCAGCATCGCCTGCGCCTGCGCCCACAATTGCGCCACATGGTCCGGCGTGGGCAGTATCCAGTCCACCTTGTCCAGGTCAATGTCATGCACCCATATAGACCAGAACCTTGAGTTCCCGCTCATATCTCTCAGAAACCGGGTCTGGTTCACCGTGGCGCTGAAGATGGTGCGACGTTGCCATTTCGACTTCTTCGCCGCGTACGCCTCTCTCAGCTCATCGTTAGTATTAGAGATGAACGACTTCAGGGCGGTGATATCATTCCGCTTGAGTATCCCGTCCAGCTCACCCAGCTCGGTCACATGGTAACTCACCGCTTTCGCCACCGAATCCTTATCGTGCGGGTCGAGATGTATCCCCTCCCCAAAGCACCCTGGCATCACAATCTTGCGAAAGAAAGAGGTCTTCCCCACCCCCTGCGGACCGGCGATGGTGAGCACCCCTCGCGGCGGCATGTTCCCGTACGGTGACAGCACAGCGGCGCCAGACACCATCCAGGTCGTGAACAGCTTGTTGCGCATGTTGATGGATATCTCATTGCGGTCGTCTTTCGGCAGTATCAGGCAGCTCGCCACCTGGGATATCCTGTCCACCCCGTCCCACTCGGTGTCGGTAATAATCTTAGCCACCGGGTGATAAGCATTCGCATCGGCCTGCATCAGCTGAAACTCGTTCGCTCTCCCGTTCGCCATGCCGTTGCTGGTCATCAAATCCCTCAGTGTGCTGAACTTCACGTTCGCATTATTATCCCCAGTGGTGGTAAAACTCGGGATATCAACCTCCTCGGTGTGGCTCATCAGGTTGTAGCGGATATCAATCTTGTAATGATCCACCATCGCCGTAAAGTTTTCCAGTACCGCCAGCGGCGTGTTCGTCTCGTCCACCTGCGGAAACACCAGGGCGGGGTTGGCAGGGTTGCCGGTCTTTTCCTCCGGCTGCCGTCGTACCAGCTGCCTGACCTCATCGTCGATGGCCCTTGCCGCCACCCCCAACGATTTCATGTGCACCTTCAGTCGGCTGATCGCCGCACTCCGCTCTGCCGGCGGCAGCTGCATGGCAGGGGTGAGGTACTCTTCCCGCACCCTGTTGAAGTCATCAATACTCCTGATCTCATCCAGCGGCAGCAGGGTCGCCCGCTGCGCAAACACCTCGGTCGGTGTCGATTGCCTGTTCACCCTCGCCTTCATGCAGGTGTACGCCCACAGCCACCGTACCGCTTTCGCCGTCCGTGTCTGCCGCTTACGCGCCGTGCGCAGAGTCACCGGCCATGTCGCCAGGCTACTGAGCACCTGCTGGTCGTTATACCCGCTCAGGTACAGCGTGCTGGCAATACTCATCAGCGCCGCCGAGTCGTCATCCTTAAACCGCGCCGTGTGCCCCGTCTCCAGGTACACCTGCAGATGCTCAGGCAGTGTGCGGTAGTCGACGACGAGCGCAGGGTCCACCTCCGGCATCGGCAGACCCATGTCCGACACAGTCGCTTCACCCACCGCCTCCCACTCCAGTAGCGTCTCATTTATTATGTCACCGGGGTTGGGGGCCGTGTTGAGATCTCCCTGCAGCCGGTACGGGACACCATCGATGGTTGATGGCGCCATCACCACGTAGGCATTCCCGCTGCGGATGTCGATACCCCCGTACGGTCCCTTGTTGGTCAGATTCCTGAACGGCTGCGCGTATTCCACCGGATGCCTGAAAAACACATGCCTGCCCTGCCGGCCATCCTGGTCGTTGCTGGGTGTGGTCTGCACCGGGTGATTGGGCTGGAGCGGTTGTACAGCATTGGGGAACAGCTCACGGAATGAGTCAATACCTCTTTTCCCATCCTTCTGGTCAAGGTCAAAGATGGCGAACCGCATGTCAGCCACCAGGGCAATATTCGCCTGCGGGTGGTCTGTCCACCATTGCTTAATGATGTCGGGGTCTTTGGTCGCGTACTCTGCCCAGGATTCGGGGAATAGCGGTCGTTTGCTGTTGGGCTGCAGTGGAAACACCCGTGCGTCAGCCTCTTCGGCGTAATAGAGCGCCGCGTCTAATAGTGTTTTACTATTGACAGGGTGGGTAGTGGTGGTAGAATTCGCGCTGTTAGTCATTTGTTTCCTCTCCGGTTATGCATGATTAATTTGTTGGTTGTTGATAGTCAAAATGGTTTCCACCACCTTTGACGCCTTTAAGCCCCGATCTTCTGGTCGGGGCTTTTTTATTTCAGACGTTCGATAATATCCCCACCATGGGGTCTGCGTCAATCTATATCACCATGCCGATCCCCTGTGTAATCTCGTAATCATATGTAACACAACCTCTTGATTTTATTTGAAATTTTTAGATTGTCTCGTCTCTGTTGTGGTATGTCTTGTGTTATGAATTATTCGAAATTTTCAGATTGTCTGGGGAGGTCGCAACCCCTCTTACAAAACCTCAGTTGGGGGTATGCACCCCCTTAATAAGGAATGATGTTGATAGAGATATATGACGGCCGCGCTCCCGGCTTCCCATTTAGGATTGCCACCTGGGCTGCACCAGGAGCGCCAGGGGCTGCGAACACCATATGATGCTGTGGTAATGAGGGCACCAGCTCATCGCAGCACACAGGGCAGCTCATCACCTGGACTGCTCATCACCTGGACTGCTCATCACCTGGACTGCTCATCACCTGGTACGCCAGTACCCAGCCATAACCACAGGTGGGTGACGGGCTTGCCCCATTGCTGTGTTACAAGGATGGTGTGTGTTACAAGGTGTTGTGGTGCGTGCTTGGAGAATCGGATATTCCGGGGGTTTATTAACTCACCTTCCCAGACTACCAGGATGCAGACTACCAGGATGTAGACTACCAGGATGCAGACTACCAGGATCTGGCTACCAGGATGCGGCCACCATGAATCACCAGTACCCAGCCACCATGGACTACCCTGTCACTACAAGTAGGGACAACAGGACAAC